ACTTCTTCTCCAAGCCAGTCCCACTCCTCAAGAAGTCTTACAATTTCTTGATTTGTTTCGTTTATGCTTAGGTTTTTATTGTCTATGGTTCCATCAAAATTATCGTATGAATCTAAATTAGTTTCGCTGTCATGATCGTCAGAGTGTAAATCTCTAGTTAATCTAACAACTTTTCCTCCTGCCGCTTGAATTGCCTCTACTTCATTTTCAAATCTTACGTCGTCTACAATAGCCAACAGAGAAGAATCCATTTCTATATCTTTTATTAATCTATCTGCCCAAACATCTTCATGTATTTTGCGGCATATTTCTGTGCCAAAGAATTGCAAAAACTCTCTAGCTGTCATCTTACCCTTTTTCCACTCCCAGCCTTTTCTTGCGTCTACAGGTAAGATTTTTTTCATAAGTTTTGAATCCGCCTTGGGCATGTCTTCCCATTTTAAATGAGTTTTCTTATTTTTCTGTATTTCTGAGCCAAACACCTGTTCTTCTTTAAGGCCAAAAAGCTCGATAGCCATAAGCTTGAGTGGAGTTGCTAAAGAATAACTTTTAATATAGGGCCACATATTATAAGAGGCCCAATCTACAAATTGAGCGTCTTTTCTATGGACGTTGAGTTCTCCATAAGAATCTGGAGAAGGATCTGTTGTTATAAGAAGCCTTCCGTCCTCTGTTATAGCAAAGTTATCTACAACTCTAAACGCTCTCAACTGATACCCATGAATAAAATTAGAGCATGTTGTTTTGCCGGATTGTTTTCTTCCTGAAAATGCCAATATTTTTGTCATAATAAACCTTTATAACTGTGAAATTAATTGCTGTTGTAATTCTTGAATGGCTAAGTCTCCAACATCTTTAGCGTCAAGAGTTGGCCTGTAATAATTAAATCTTCTTCCGCATTTTTTTACAATTTGTTTTGCTGCTTTTTCACCTGCTTCATCGTAGTCTGTCATTATAATTATATTCATCACTCCTATTTCTTCTAAAATCACTAACTGTTCGTCTGTTAAAGATGATCCAAATATTCCTATAGAATTAGTAAATCCGGCCTCATGCATTCTCCATACGTCTCCCTGACCTTCTAGCAGAAATACAGTTTTATCTTTTATTATAGCGTCTTTTGCAACATTTAACCCATAAAAGTAGTGTTTTTTAAACCCTTTACTATGTAGCCACTTTGGTTTCATGTTGTCGTAGATAGCCCTACCTACACATCCAACATAATTATTTTGACCATCATAGATAGGAACAACGGCCCGATTGACCATTGGCTTGCTTTTATCTACGCAGTCCCCTACATCAAACCTATCTAACGTTTCTGCCGAGAATCCTCTATTTAAATAATATCTTGAAGGCACTTCTATTTTTGATCTAACTTGATCTCTTGTAATAGCAGATTCAGAAACAAAAGAACGCTTCAAGAAAACATCTATAAGTTTTACTTCTTTGGCTGGCCTTATTGTTTCTGCCGCCTCTTTGGGCTGAGATATAGATTCACAAAATTTATAAGTGTCACTCAAAGACGCTATTGTTCCTGATTTTGTAGATAGGCAAGCTCTAATAAATCCAAATATATTCTGCACGTAATCTTCTTCACATGATCCCGTCCAGCACTTCCAGTTGCCTACTACATCTTCACCATCAGTGAAAATGCTACAACCTTCTGGATTATCTCCATTGTGAACAGGACATGGAAAAGAGTACCTGTTAGGATATTCTACATACTCAATATCTAATCTATCTAAAACTTCTGGAATACAATCTGCAAGAGCGTCACACGCTGCTGATATCTGATTCTGCGTCAAAGCTTTCATCTATTTCAAAACCTTCTTGTCTAGAGCGAGCATTATTATGAATTTCATTTCTTGTCATACCTTCTTCAAGCCTGCCTATCTTGCCAAACATTTTCATGCTTATATAATCGCCATCATCTAAGCCCTCTCCATGCCTAGCGACAACAGGCACTAATTTTCTATTTCCGTTTTCTGGATTATCTTCCGCTTTCTCCTCGTCTGATTTTAATTTAAAAATTGTAAAACTTGTACACAGCCAAATTAGTCGGTCAGAACCAGACACGACATCTGTACTTTCTTTGGTTATACCGTCCCTATTTAGCTGCACGAAGCTTAAACAGGGCACATCATACTTAACCATAAAGTTATGGAGTTTGGTGATCTGAAAACCAAGAACCTGATATTCCTGCATGGACGGATTGATGCCATCAGAACTCATTAATTTAAGATAATCATAAATTATAACACAATCATTTGTCCTGCCCTCTTCATCAAATCCAACATGCTGGTAGATCCACTTTCTCATAATAGAAAGTATATTTTCAAATGACTGACCTGCAATACTGATATAGTGATATGGTATATCTTTAAGCTTTTCAGAAGCGGTGCGAACCTTTTCTTTTTCAATTTCGTTTTCAGAAAATTTACCAGTAGAAATCTTCTGGATATCCACACCGCTAATACTAGCAAGGATTCTGTTTAGATGATCTTCTTTGCCCATTTCTGTGTCTAAAACTAGAACCGGAACACTATTTGTGGCAACGTTGATAGCCACAGCATCACAGAACATAGATTTGCCAACTTTTGGGCGAGCGGCAATTAAGTCAACACACTTTCTTCTTAATCCACCACCAATAGCCGCATCATATCTAGCAAAACCTGTGGGGATACCAACAAAGTCAGAAACGTTTTCAGAAAGATAATCTAAATACTCTTCAACACCGTCGCCAATAATCTCTGTTTTATTGTCAGATGTTTGGTATATTTCAGATGTAACATCAAGAACCGGATTTTCCACCATAGAAATCATATCTACAATGTCTTCTTCACCAGTAATAGAATCCATGCTTTTTTGGCATGAGGCAAGAGTCTTTTTAAGATCTCTAGCAATTTTTAACTTTGCTATTTTTGCAGCGTGAACCTGCGCATTCTCTTGATGAGTTGACATATTGAAAAGAGAGCGTATAAAAGCCATCTCTTCTTTGTTGTTTATAACTTCTGCTACGCCCAAAGAATTTGCAGCAGACAAGATAGATGTAAGTTCTACCTTTGAATTTTCTGAAATAGTCTTGTGGATACAGCTAAACAGTATTTGGTTAACTTCATCTGTAAAGTATTCAGAATCAACAAAATCAATATCTAAATAACAGTCTAAACCATATTGACAAAGAGCCGCTAGTACGGCTCTTTCAGAAGCTAGATCTTGAAGATTGTTTTTTTTCTTCATTATCGAACTCCAATACACCTATCACAAGTAAACCAATCTCTAGCATGGGTTGGATGAACACTAACCTGTTTTCCGCATTTGCTACATTTTTGATTAACTTTCTGTACTGGTGGTCGTCGTCTTTCTGTTGGTTGAATATCCGGCGTTTTAAATTCTTCACCTTTTGCCTCGGTTCCATCATCCGTAAAAGAATTAAATCTTTTCGTTTCTGTTACCGGCATTCTTGTTTTTTCCTCGTTATCTGTTCTACTTATTGTAAAATCTAAATCTTGATCCCTTAGTTTACTTTTAGTAGCTTTACTTTTGTCAACCCTGACGGGTTTAGGTTTTTTCTGGGGTTCGCTTTTTAGGCTTTCTACACCTAGTGATTCGTTAATACTTTCTAATAGTGCTTGTTTTTGCTCTGTTGAAAGAGATTTGATAAATTCATCTAACATATTACCCTCATCGCGTTTTTGACAAATTGCATAGCGTATCCGCCATTCTCAATACTTTATTCGACTTTCCTTCTACCATAGCTAATCTTGCTTCTGCATACTTTTTTATTTTAAGTATTTCAGAGGCAAGAGGGTTTTCTTTTACAGCAGAATAATATTTCTGCTCCCATTTAGTATAGCCATTACCATAGTCATCCAGTGACTTAGATATTATATACCATATGCTTGAATCTGCCCAGTCTAAAGCGATTTTTTCTTTAGCTTTTATTGATTCAAGATGATCTGCGTATGCATACAACTCATAAGCATAAGCCAAACATTCTTTTGAAGATAAATGACTAATATCTTGTGCGCTCATATTAATCAGCGCTTCAATATCTTCTTTATGGTCTACCTTTGGTAGATTTTTACAGGATATCCATTCATCAATCGTCTGAAGAAACTCTTCTAATTTTCTCTCTCCACTCATCAATACCCTCATTAAAGTTTAATTCTACCAATTCTATTTCATTCATATCGCACCATTCTCTTTTATCAGAATCTCTAGCTTTCGCTTTATAGAATTCTAGCTTATTCTTAAAAAAGAACTTATTAAATTTATAATGCTGTTCTCCATGAACCTCAATCATGATTCTTCTAGCAGGAAGAAACAAGTC